GAAGTTGACTTAACTATTGGAAGAGTCGATCCAGTCTCTGGTTCGATTGGGGCGCTTGTTGCTCCTTTCGCAAAGGGACCTGTTGACCTTCCTCAATTGATCGAAAATGAGGATGATCTCTTAAACACTTTCGGTAGACCATACTCAACAGATAAGCACTATGAGCACTGGATGGTTGCTTCATCCTATCTCGCATATGGTGGTGTTCTTAGAGTTTCAAGAGCTGACGATCAGCTACTTAAGAATGCATACGTAGGTGCAGCTTCAAGCATTAAGATTAAGAGTACAGAACACTATGAGCAACTCGGTTATGACGAGAATGCAATTACTAATGTAACTATTGCTGCTAGAAATCCAGGTACTTGGGCGAACGATATTAAAGTTGCCATCATCGATGGTAGAGCAGACCAAATTATTACTGGTGTCACTACATCCGGCGTTAGTGTTGGTTGTGGATTCACTGTCGCAGTTCCTGCAGGAACAACTCTTCCTGGTGCTGGATCAACTTCAACATTAGATGGATATTTCCAAGGTGTCGTTACAGGAGTTGGACAAACCGCTCTTGATCTGAAACTTGTAAAGCATGTTTCTAATGCTGGTGTAGTTGCTAATGTTGATTATCAGCAGAACGGTGTTTATGCACTTGCAAACACTGGAAATATTGCAATTCACACTGCTGGTCAAGCATCATCATTTATAACTACTTCATATAGTGGAGAAAAAGACTGGTTCGAAAATCAAGAAATTGAACTGAGTGTTGGTAAACTTGAGTGGGATCAGTTATCCAATCGTCCTGGAACTTCAGCATATGCTGATGCTAGAGGTGGTAGATTTGATGAAGTTCACGTTGTTGTTATTGACGATAAGGGAACAATCACAGGTAATGCTGGAACTATCCTTGAGAAGCATCTCAATCTTTCCAAAGCAAAAGATGCTGAGTTCTCTGTAGGTTCTCCTTCTTACTGGAGAAAGTATCTCTATACCAACTCACGTTATATCTTTGGTGGTTCTGCACCAGTTGGTATTACTACAATTGCATTCAGCGATAATGGTGTTGCAGACAAAGAACTTGATGGTGATACTGGTTGGGATCAAAACGCAGATGGTGTCAACTTCGCTGGATGTGGTTCCAAGACATTAACTCTTAAGGGTGGTCTTAACTATCAAGGTAAGACTGATCTTACTACCACAAAAGCACTATATTCTGGTTTAGATGATATTGTTTCAGGACTTACTAAATTTGAGAATACTGAAGAATATGAAGTAGATTTCGTTTTGATGGGTTCTGCAAACTATTCCAAATCAGAAGCTCAAGCACTTGCTAATAAGTGTATTGCAGTTGCTGAAGCAAGAAAGGATGCTGTTGCATTCATCTCTCCATATAGAGGTGCATTCATCACCGATAATTCAGTTGGTAGTGTAACTGTCAATGATATTGATAAAACTACCGAAAACGTACTGGGTTTCTATGCACCAATTACTTCAACCACTTACGGAATTTTCGATAGTGGTTATAAGTACATGTATGATCGCTTTAATGATACCTTCCGTTATGTTCCTTTGAATGGAGATGTTGCTGGTACTTGTGCTAGAACCGATATCCAACAGTTCCCATGGTTCTCACCTGCAGGAACTTCTAGAGGTACTATTCTCAATGCTGTAAAACTGGCATATAATCCAGGTAAAAAACAAAGAGATCTTCTGTACTCTAGCAGAATTAACCCAGTCATCTTCTCTCCTGGAGCAGGCATAATCCTCTTCGGTGATAAGACTGGATTTGGTAAGTCTTCCGCATTCGATAGAATTAACGTTCGTCGTTTGTTCATCTATCTTGAAGATGCAATCTCTGCTGCTGCAAAAGACTTCCTCTTCGAGTTCAATGATGAAATCACAAGAACTAACTTCGTGAACATTGTTGAACCATTCCTTCGCGACGTTCAGTCGAAGAGAGGTATCTTTGATTACGTTGTAATCTGTGACGAAACCAACAACACCGCTGCTGTCATTGACAACAACGAGTTCGTTGCTGACATCTTTATTAAACCTGCAAGATCGATCAACTTCATCGGTCTTACCTTCATTGCCACCAGAACTGGTGTTGACTTTGAAGAAGTTATCGGCTCCGTTTAATTTACTTAGAGGTTAACTCAAATGCCATCTAGAAATCAAATTAACCCACCTTCCTTAAGGAAAATTACGGACTTCAAGAGTAAATTAACTGGTGGTGGCGCTCGCGCCAATCTCTTTGAAGTTATCCTTACATTCCCAGATGCAGCACAACCTGACACTGTAGTTCTTGATAAATCAAGATTCCTTGTTAAGGGTGCTAATCTCCCAGCATCGAACATTGCTCAGATTGAAGTTCCTTTCAGAGGAAGAAGTCTGAAGATTGCTGGTGACAGAACATTCGATTCTTGGACTGTTACTGTCATCAACGATACTGACTTCTCTATCCGCTCTGCTTTTGAGCGTTGGATGAACACAATCAATAGAGTATCTGATAATACTGGTCTGGTTAACCCAGCAGATTATCAGTCTGATGCATATGTTTATCAGTTAGATCGTGATGGTTCTACCCTCAGATCTTATCGCTTCTATGATGTTTTCCCAACTCAGGTAGCACCTATTGAACTCTCTTATGATAATGGAACTGGTATTGAAGAGTTCACCGTCGAACTTCAGGTTCAGTGGTGGGAAGCATATAAAGGCACTGGTTCAAATGCTGGTGGTGAGGACATCAACTAAATAGAAGAAGGAAAAGACACTTAATCACTTATTATGGCCAAACTTTTTGGTTTTTCTATTGACAGAAATCAAGATAAGTCACCTTCAATTGTCTCCCCCGTTCCTGAAACTAATCAGGACGGGGTTGATAATTATGTCAGCAGTGGATTTTATGGTCAATATGTTGATATTGAAGGTGTTTATAAGACAGAGCATGATTTAATAAAAAGATATAGAGAAATGGCACTTCATCCTGAAGCGGATGGTGCTATTGAAGATGTTGTTAACGAAGCAATCGTTAGCGATCTTTATGATTCACCTGTAGAGATTGAACTCTCAAACGTTGGTGTTAGTGAACCCCTGAAGAAGAAAATTAGAGATGAGTTCAAGTATCTCAAAGAAATTTTAGATTTCGATAGAAAGTCGCACGAAATTTTCCGCAATTGGTATATTGACGGAAGACTTTACTATATGAAAGTCATTGATATGAAAGCCCCTCAAGAGGGAATTAAAGAACTTAGATATATTGATCCACTTAAAATTAAATATATCCGTAAAGAGAGGAAAAATCCTAATGGAAGATTTGATAACGGCATTGTAAGAGTTAATAAGCAAGATGAAAATCTTGCAAAAGCACCAGACTTTGATGAATATTTTCAATATACACCATCTCCAAGTGCAACTGGTGGACTTGCAGTAAGTCGTGGTTCGGCAAAATCTATTAAGATTGCTAAAGATTCTATTACATACTGTACTTCAGGTCTCGTAGATAGAAATAAAAATACTGTTCTTTCATATCTCCATAAAGCAATCAAAGCACTCAATCAACTTAGAATGATTGAAGATTCTCTGGTTATCTATCGTTTGTCTAGAGCACCAGAACGTCGTATTTTTTATATTGATGTTGGTAATCTTCCTAAAGTAAAAGCAGAGCAATACCTCAAAGAGGTTATGTCTCGCTACAGAAATAAACTTGCATATAATGCTCAGACTGGAGAAATCCGTGATGATCGCAAGTTTATGTCTATGATGGAAGATTTCTGGTTACCACGTAGAGAAGGTGGTCGTGGAACTGAGATCACTACTCTACCTGGTGGTCAAAATCTGGGAGAACTCTCTGATATTGAATACTTCCAGAAGAAACTTTATAGAGCACTTGGTGTTCCAGAATCCAGAATTGCTGCTGATGGTGGTTTTAATCTTGGTCGTTCTTCGGAAATCCTTCGCGATGAACTTAAGTTTTCTAAATTTGTTGGTCGTCTGAGAAAACGTTTTGCTCAGA